CTCTATTGCGTCCTGCTCTGCTTGCATTAACATATCGTTGCGAGCTTTCTCACTCGTCAACATTTCCGCTAATTCTGGATTGCTAGCTACTAACTTTTGTAGCTCTTGCATTGGGTCCATTTCTGGGTATATTTCATTGACATTTGTTGAGCCAATCATTTCTAAAAAGTTTTTAACCACCGGCTGAGGGTCGCCACCTGTCGCCACAATAGCCTCAAGTTTTGACATTTCCACTTCAGCTAATTGTATACGCTGGATTTTGCTTGAGACTTCAGGGTTAGCAGTAGGAACAATATTCATATCCTTTAGATTGAAATCTTGCTCATAGTTAGCTTCTGGGTCGTCAACAATTTCCTGATAATGAACTGGGTCAGCATATCGAGAATTTAATATGAACAGCTTTTTAAACTCCTGACTCATGCTTTGATATTGTCTTAATATAATCGCTCCACCAAACGCTTGTTGTTCTTCAATTAATGCCAGGGTAGTTGTTGCCGGTGCGTTAGCTCCCAAAGCTTGAGACAAATCAGCGCTTGCAGAAACTTCTTGCGAGCTTTGTACCATCATTTGCATAAGGTTAAATAATACTGCTGAAGGCTGCCCGACTGGTAAAGTTTTAACACCGTTATGTAAGTCTTGAGCGCTTAAATTAGTTTCTTTTAACTGCCCTAACTTGAAAGCAGTGTTACCCATTTTCTTCCGAAAGCCTTTCGCTAACCATCCGGTCGAACCAGCCATGTTTGACAAAGTTCCAGCGTCGACAAGTTGGTTAGTTGTTGAATTGATACTAGCCGTTAATGCTCCAAGTACAGCATAAAACCCAACGTCAAGAAACTTGCCTTGTGGATCACGAATGAACCCATACTTTGTAATAGTTGTGTTTGGCTTAATTCTGAGTACTTGACCGCTTGCTGGGTTTTCACTCATTTTTACGGATTGCCGCGAACCTTCTTGTTTAATTAAAACATTCTCAGGCTCAAATCGTGGAGTGATTCGCATAACCTGTGCGGTGTCTTTGTGAACAGTGAAAGTGTAGGGTTCTTGATATCCATCACCGTCTAAATCATAAAACCCTTGCTGCTCAATGAACTGGTTAAATTTATCGTCTTCGGTTTGGTCTTCAACACCAGTCTCACCTTCACTTGTTAAACCGGTTTCTTTCTCGTCATCTTCTTTTAACTCTAACCAAATACCCTGGCGTTGTCGTGACAAAACATCATCTTCAACCAGGTCATAAACTTCACTGAACCTTCTCATTTTTTCGATTGACGTTGTATCTTGGTTAACTGCAAAGCTTGGGAATCTTATCAAAGCTGAGTCTGGTCTACGCTCAACAGAATCGAAGTAAGTTTTCTTAAACACGCACCCTTCAGTTGGAAGTAGCGAGAATAATTTGCCTTGTTCCTCTCTCCATTCGCTCATTTCTTCATTGATTTGATAGTTCTGATAAGTTGCCACACGTTCAGCTCTCGCCGCTTTCATGCCTCCGTCATCATTGCCAATCACTTTAGTTTTAACGATATCATCTTGACGTAACAGCTCAGTGGTAGCTCTATCGCCATGCTTAATTCCTGCTATTGTGATAGTTGGAGATTTGAAATTGCTTGCACCATCCCACGGAGTCGAGCGCGATTTGTTTTCTTGCTTGACTAAATCTCTGCCGGTTTCGACGTACTCTTTCCACTCGCTCATTGAATCCCAATCAACGTTATAACCTTCAACAACAGCCATTCCGACCTTCCGCAGAATCTCGCCGTCGATTAATGATGCAATGTTTGGTTTAGGTATGAATACATTTTCTTCAACTGTGAAGAATGATTGTAATAACTCGACACCCTGCAACAACTCTTGACTTTCTTCTTCGATTATTTCGACTTCATTTAACATTTAATAGCCCCCGCTTCCAACATCGTCATATTCGTTGTAGTCATCTTCTTCGTCCAGTGGTTCACATTCTGCAAATCTTAGACTCATGATACCATACCGCGTTGAAGACATTAAATCGTCCCTTAGTTTAACTATCTTTCCATCTTCACGATGATACATTCGATACTCGTTAAACCAATCATCTAAGTGTGAAGCAACTAATAACCGGCCATCTTCAAACCGTTGCTGCATATCCATTATGCCAGCCTCGACACTATTACCACCATTTTCAAAAGTAGCGTGGCTCTGTAACATCTGCATACCCTGATTGCCGTGTAATTCTGCTACCGTTCCCTTTTCATTGCCTCCACTAGCTTTCATTGCGTCGTGTGGCCAAGCTACTGGTATCCAATCAATTTTATCTGGATGCCTAGCTCTTACTTTACCTGCTACCGTTATTGGTGTAGGTTTTTTGACATAGAAAGCATCATAAATATAAATTATATCCCTATCTCTATCCCACGACATAAATGTTAATGCTGTGGGATGTGAATTTTCGCTTTGACCATACCCAAAATCTTGACCAGCTACATGAGGCCACCACCTCGGAAACTCTGAGTCTGATTTATTGTGCTTAATGTCATCTTCGTTTGTTAAAAATATTCTACCTTCGCCGACTGTTGGTATCCCTTTTGCCCTTGCTTCTCGCTCATGTTCCGGGTAACTATTAACAATTGATTTCTTTTCTTCATCAGTATAGTGATCAACATCGTAAATAGTCATGACAGTTAGATGCTTATGCTGCTTCTCGCCACTATAAAAATCATACGCTACAGTTGTCATACCTTTGAGTGGCGTAAATGTAATGAATATGAATTGACCGTTCTTACCTTTATTAGTTCGAGTTAAACATTCTGAGTAAATGTCTTGGGGTGGCTCTTCATCCAGCCAAACCCAGTCAATAGTTTCACCTTGAAATTTCTCACGACCTTTTTCATACGACTTGAAGAAAATTAGGCTAGTCCCACCGTTCACATGCTTAACTTTTACGTGATCCAACAGGTCTTTAACGCCTAACGCTTTGACAGGTTGAATAATGTAATCTTTGGGAATTGCTTCAGAGCCTACAGAGTCTTCATCTTGCATCCTGCCAACAAGTAGTTTTTGAGTTGTGTCTCGAATGACTTCACCCGACACTCCACCGACCCATCCAACATTTGCTTTGTCAAACCGTTGACCTTTCCACCAGTCGGGATATAAACCTGTAGCGTGAAAGGCGGCTTCTCTTGACCCTGCATAAGTTTTACCCGTTTGATTTCCTGCACCTAGCATCCTCTCACTTTCTTTGATGCTATGAAATTCGATTTGCTTAGAATAGGGCGCGTATTGTTTCAGCTTGTTATACTTGATTCGCTTTTTCTGCTCTTCGAGTATTTCGATTTTTTGGATTAACGCTTTACGATTCATCGTCATTTTCGAGGTCTTCGAGTTTCTTAGCTAACTCTAAATCTGTTAAATCTGTTAATCCTATTTTACCACTATGCTCTATCTTCGTGCTTTGCACATCAGTCTGCTCTAAATGCTGTTTACCCATCCAAATAAGCATGGTTACATTGCCTTCGAGTGCGGTTTCTATCTGCTTTCTGCGTAGCGACATTTTGCCAGTTGCGCTCTTCTTTTTATAGTAGTCCTTAAAACCCATCTTCTTTTGTTCAATTAATCGCCTATTTAAAGCTTCGTAATCAACATCTAAAATTGATGCTATTTCCTCACCTGTGCAATGTATAGCGCAAAGCTTATCAAGCATTTCATAGTCAATTTTTACTTTAGGTCTGCCGCCTTTGTTCTTAGGTTTGTTCATAGCCTCTCACCCTTTAAATCCTCGTAACTCTTGCCGGTTTCTATGTGAATTGCTTTCTTGCCTGTGAATAATTCAAACCTTTGGATGATTACATCTACATACTTTTCATCTAGCTCCATTATTCGAGCTTGTCTGTTTATTTTTTCACACGCTATTAATGTTGAACCGCTGCCGCCAAACAAATCTAAAACTGTTTGATTAATCTTAGTTGTTTTATCTATAGCCTCCTCGGGCAATGCTACAGGCTTTTGAGTTGGGTGAACGTATGAACCTGCAGAGTCCTTGTCTACTTTCCACACGCTGCCTATTCTTTTACCTGTTAATTCTGCTCCACGGTGCCAAACAAGCGCAGTTTCATAGTCGCTCGAGAATGTCTTTTTAAGATCCCCTATCCCACCGCCACCCTTAAACCATATAACTTGATTAGTCGGATAACCAAATCCATCAAATAAATCAATCCATTTAGTGATAACTTTCCAGCTCGTCCATACAAAGACCCAACCATTACTGCAGGCTTCTATCACTGGAGCTATATCGAGAAATACATCATCATTTTTTAAAACGTCAAATTTGTCTGATTTATTTCTCATGTTTGATTGATAGCTAACCCCATAAGGTGGGTCTGTGTGAACCATGTCTGCAGACTTTCCATCTAGTAAATCCATAGCCGCATCAATACTAGTCGAATCACCACACATCAATCTATGATTGCCAAGCTGCCAAATATCACCCAATACACTAACCGGCGTTTCTGGCGGCTCTGGGACTTCATCCTCATCGGTTAAGCCTTCTGTTTCTTCAACTAGCAATCCATCAAGAAAATCATCATCAAACCCCAACAAGTCTAAATCGAAATCTAACTCGTTTAACCCTTCTAGCTCAACTTTTAACAAGTCTAAATCCCATCCAGAATTTAACGCCAGTTGATTG